CCAGCTCCTCAACGTAAACCTCGTGTTCAAAAATACAAAGGTACTAACTCAAGAGCAGTCATAGAAGCTCGTTGTCAACGTCTATATTCAAAACAGCTTGAAGGTAAAACAACTCGTCAGCTAGTTATAGAACATTCCCAAAAAGAAGGCATATCTCTAGTAACAGGTTGGGCTGATTGGAAAAAAGTTAAAGAATGGAATGATGAAGATTGGCTTAAAGAAAGAGATAAAATGATTCCACGCTTACAAGCAATGCGTATGCGTTTATTCAACAAAGCCATATCAAAAGGTCAACTTCAAACAGCTGCACAAATATTAGACAGCCTAGGTAAAGTTGTAGGTGAATCTGTTGAAACAGTTAACATTCAAGCTCCAGAATTAGCTATCCGCATAGAACCAAAAAATTAAACGAAATATATTTAAGTTACCCCCGTGCCTAGGTCAGCAAAAAATTTTTACAACTAGCCCCCCATAAAAATAAATAAAATATTTCAAAAAAATTAATAAAATATTTTCTTAAAATCTTTGTGCATAACTGATATAATGTGATATCATTAATATTAAGGACATAGATATTTACTAGTATCTAAAATCCTTTCTGATAAGCCAATTATCTTTAATTGATAAAACTAGGCAACTCAGATAAAAGCCTCTTACAGAGGCAATAAAACTAAACACACTAAAATTATTTAATTAGTCATGACACGATCAATTATTTTTCTAAGTTGTTTTTTAATTCTTGCTTGGCAAGGATTAACAATTACAAACACACTTAAGACAAGATTAGAAGAGCGAACTAATCAAGTACAAACACTTTTAAATAGGATTTAGTTATGCATGATTTAAACCGATTACATGAACAAATAAAATTACAAGAACTTTTAATAAAAGATTTAAAAGAACAAAATGTAATTTTAAGAAGAACAATTTTATTTTATGAAAATAGAAAAATTGTTTGTTTGAGTAACTCTTAATTGAGTTACTTTTTTTATTCATCCTTCCTGAGAAAATTAATCATGAACAAAAACTACAAACACATTGAAGACTTTTATAAAATGGATTCTGACTTTAAAGGACATTTTAAAAGTACACCATTTGATTTCTATTTAGATTTTATTGGATACACTACAGATAGAAATCTAAAGAAAGAAGAAGAAGAAAATAAAAATTTTAGAAATTATGAAACAAGATATAAAGCTAGGCATTCAATAAGTACACATAAATGGAAGTTTCAAGTATTTGAAGCTGACCAAGTATTTGGACATAGAGAACGTGTTCAATTTGGATTAGCTTTAATGATATTTGAAGATGTAGGTTATGAGGATGTTTATAAGTTTATAGATAATTTATTAGCAAGTGAGGTATTAACAAAATGAAAAAAATTACATTTGAAAAATGGGAATCAAGATTTTATGATGTCCCATTCATAAAACCAAACTTTGATTTATTGGAGTCTATGGGAGTAGGAGTAGAAACTGTCTCTTGGAGTCAAGATACGGAAGAAGGAAAGACTAAGTTTGTAAGAGTTTTTCATTATGGCGGTTGGTATGAAATTTTAGAAAATGGGAATCATTATTTTGTAAATGCATATTTAGAAGGAGATCAAGATTATATCGGTAAGGATGAAGAAAAAATTAAACACTATAAAAAAGAATTATTTAAATGGTGTATTGATATAGGAATAATAGATATAGAAGACGTAGCACAAAAAGAGTTAACAAGTTTTGGAGAAATAGAAAAATGAAAAATAAAAACACTTATTTATCTTTTCAAGAATGGAAAGAAGAATTTTTTGAAATTGAAAAAAAAGACTTAACAAAAGAAATTTCTGATAAATGGGGAGTATCTCAAGAAATGTTATTTGAAGATACTAAGACAATAAGGATTTATAAATATGGTGGATATTTAGAAATTTTAAATAATAAATTATTTACAGTTGGATTAGAAAGAACTATATACGAAAATAAAAATATTGAACCAATAGAGAAAGAATTATATAAGTGGTGTAATGGGGAGATATTTAATTTATATAATGGATGGGCAAGCGAAACAAATAATATAGCTAATAAGATATTACAAGAATGCGAAAAAGATACAAATTATTTATTTGAAATAGTTCATGAATATCTTCAATTATTGGAAGATACTCCACTTGGATTAAAAGGGATAAAAGAAACTTTAGAAGAAAGAGAAATAGAAAAATAAAAAATAAAAATAATAATAGTTGCTTAAAGGGATATTATTAATATCCTTTTATGAAACTATTTTTATTTTAGTTTCAACTAATCTGGTTTTATTCAATATGTTTAAAACCTGGAAATCTTGAATAGTTAATATTTCATGAGACATCATGAGAGATCATGAGAGATTATGAGAGACTATGAGAGATAAAAAAAACTTACTTTATTTAATTAATTATGAATTCAAAATTATTAAATTTTATCGATGATATTGTTAAAGATCGATTAACACTATTGGAAGAAAGAAAAACCGATGAATCCTGGAAAAATGAAAATGAAGATTTAAAGGCCGATACTGAAAAAGAAATTGAATTATGTAATGAATTTCTAAATGAGTCTTTAAAACTACAAAACATAGGAGAAATTTAAAAATGAAATTATCAGAATTAAAAACTATTGATATAGTTGCTCTAGGTTATAGAGATACTATTAATGGAAATTCTTATTTTAGTTCAAATGTAACTTTGAATCATGGTTTAAAAAATTGTATTCAATTAAAAATTCCTTTTCAATATGGGTATGAATTACAATATCTTTCAACAAGTCTGGAAGAAGTTTCAAAACATTTTAAAAGAAGTCAATGGTATAAAAAATATATGAATAAAGATATGATTGAAAGAAAATATAATATAAAAATTAATCATAAAATAACTAAAGGATGTAAAAGAAGAGAATTATTTCATGCTAGAGAAATTAAAAAAATTACTTTAGGAGATAATAAAAAATGATTTTAAAAATGTCTAAAGGCAATATGAAATTGCCTAAAGATACTCTTATTCTATCAATTTCAGCTGGTATAACCTGTCCTGGAAGTAATGCCTGTAAGGCCTGGGTTACTTTAAAGGATGATAAGAGAGTATTAAACAGAGGTCCTGAAAGTATGTTTACATGCTTTGCCGCTAGTGAAGAATTACGTTATCCTAACGTCTTTAAAAGTAGAAAATATAACTATGATTTAATTAATAGTTATGTTTTAAAGAATGATTTAAAAGGATTAACTGATTTAATTAATCGATCTATTCAAGCTAATAGAAAGAATATTACTAAGGTTAGGATTCATGAGAGCGGGGATTTCTTTAATATTCTTTATCTTAAAGCTTGGTTAAATGTAGCCAAGTTAAATAAAGATTTAAAATTTTATTGTTATAGCAAGTCTTTAAAATTCTTTTTAGAAGTGCTATTACCTAATAATTTTTATATGGTTGCATCCTATGGTGGCCGATATGATTATTTAATCGATCAGGGTTATTTTACAAAATATTCAAAAGTTGTATTCAGTGAAGATGAAGCAAAGAAACTTAATTTAGAAATTGATAAAGATGATAGCTTATGCTTTGGAAATAAACCTTTTGGTTTATTACTTCATGGACTACAAGAAAAAAATACGCCATCTAGTGAAGCTTTAAAACTTATTAAACGTAATAAAAAACTAGTTAGTGTTTAGATCTTAAGTAATTAATTAAAAGTAAGTTAATCAGGATATCTAAGTTTTTATCATTTGATTCAAACTTATTTAACCTGGTTAAATGCTTTTTAAGCTCATCATTAGTGGTGATGTTGTGATCATGAATGAATTGTTTTATGTAGCTCATATTAGGGCGAATTAGGGCGAAAATTTGATTAGTAAACTAATAATATGATATCATACATACATAACCTTATATCATTTTAATTATGAATGAAAACAATTTACGTTTAACTAACGTACAACAGAGAGCAGTTAAGGCATTAGCGAAAGCAGATGCTAGACCAGCTAAACAAATGCTATCAATGATTCTTAAAGAGGGTTTATATTGGATATTTAATGAATTTCATGAAAATAGTTCACCTCATTTAGGATGGCCTGATGATTGGAAAGAAATTTCTGAGGAATTAGCTGAAGAGCATAAAAAATTTTTAGAGGTTTAATAAATGAAAGTTTTAAAAAACTCACAGATTAGACTTGAAACCTTAAATCATGCTCTAATTACTGATCCTAATGGTAAAGAATGGAGAATCTCACATTGGGCAGTAGATATTCAAGATATTCATGAAATTTTAGTTGTATGTCATGAGGCACATGGATTAGGTATGGATGAGATTACCTTAACTTGGGATTCAATAAAAGATTGGTCGATACAACTACAAACTGAAGGTTATAGGATCTGTTAAATGACTAATAAAAATAAATCAAGGGATGATTGTATTGCAGCGATTAAAGAATGTATAAGAGATGATTTACAGAAACCTGAGATTATTAAAAAAATGATTGATGATTATCCAGGTGTACATAAATCAACTTTTTATACTTATTACGATGTTGCACAGGATCAATTATCAGATGAAGATTTTGTTTCTGGTGCTTGTATTATCGAAACTGAAAGACAGATTAAAATCCAGCTCAAGAAACGTCTTATGGCAGATCTTGAAAAGGATTATGAAACAGAAACTGATCCGACATTAAAACGTAATTTAAGAAATGATTTACTTAAGTTGCTTAAACAATTTTAAACACGAATTCGCTAACGAAAATGATTGACAACCCACTGGAACAGCAAACTTTAGAGAGTTATGACAATCTCTATATCAATGAAAAGTTTGAAGAGCATTGTACTGATGCTGCTAAAGAATTAGCTAAAGAATATAATCTCAATCCAAATTATTATAAACCTTTTATAAAGTTCTACATTGAAGAATGTAGAGAATCAGATAGAGGTTATTTTTTCGGTAGTCAAAAATATATTATTGATCTCTGGTGGGATCATAATAAAGATTTATATGAAACTAAAACACCTTATATAAAATAATTATTTTTTTATATATTCATTTATAGCAGTTCTAACCTGGTGAGCGATGGGGATACCTTCTTCATCGCTTTTATCTTTTAAAGATTCATATTGTTTGGTAGTAAAATTACAGACATATCTGATGTAGTCGGTTTTAGGTCTTGTCATTGATATAAAAATATATGAGATATATATAACATAACATAAAAAAGACTACCAGGTATAAACCTAATAGCCTTGGAGGTATTGAATTATGAAACGTCACTCGTGTGCCGGTGACTAATTGCTTATGAAAGGGTTAATTACGCCATGAAATAAGCGTTGACTCCCCAGACATCCTCGATGGGAACTCATAACATCTCTGAATAGAAATTTGCGGTGTCATTTAGAGTCATCAATGACATTTCTATCAGAGGAGCAGCAACTGACTTTATTATATATCAGATAGTTGATATCAATGTAAATATATATGACATCGTTTTATATCATGAATAGCGATTTAAAGAAAAAGAAAAGAACCAAAAGAAAAAGAATATATATTAAGTAAATAAATATTATAAGTGTATTAGATATTATATAT